TAACGTTCAAGAAGTAGCTTTTGACCCGTGGGGAAGTGTTCAAATGGCCAATCATTTATTAGGCGATGGAGCACCAATGATAGAAGTTCCGCAAACTGTAAAAAATATGTCGGAAGCAATGAAGGAGTTAGAAGCTTTGGTAATGGCTGGTAAAATTCATCATGGCGATAACCCTGTATTGAATTGGATGGCTTCAAATGTCACATGCGAGCCCGATAGAAATGAAAATGTATTCCCGCGCAAAGAGCGAGCCGATAACAAAATAGATGGCATTGTTGCATTAATTACTGCTCTATCGAGAATAATTAGAGTAGAAGCTGACGATGGCCATGCGTATTTAGAAAGAGGATTTATAACATTGTGATAAATTTACTAAAAGATTTGGTCAGCGGGCCGAGCGGGTTTCAAAACGCTACACTAAAAGAACCTGAGTGGTGGCGGCAAACGCTATTCACGCAAAACAATACGGCTGCTGGTGTGGCAGTTACCCCTGATTCTGCAATGAGTGTTTCTGCAGTTTACGGCTGCGTCAGAATTTTAGCTGAAACTATCGCTAGCTTGCCCTTAAAAATCTATGAGTCGGACGCAAAAGGTAATAGACAGATAGCGTCGCACCCACTAAATGCGTTGCTTGGTAATTCTTCAAATGGTGAACAAACTGCGTTTGAATTGCGTGAGTTCATTATGACTAATTTAGGTCTTAGAGGTAACGCATATTCACAGTTAATACGCCGAAATGGTGTTGTTGTTCAGATCAACCCGTTAAATTCTCGATATATGAATATTGATCGAGATAGCAAAGGACAGCTGGTATTTGATTATCAAGAAGGGGGCAATGCTAACAATTTTAAAACCAAAGACATTTGGAGGGTTGCCGGCCTGGGTAGCAACGGAGTTACAGGACTTTCGCCTATATCGTTAGCTCGCGAGGGAGTTGGTGCCGCACTTGCTACGGAATCTCTTGCAAATTATATGTACGCCAACGGTGCTCAGACCAGCGGGACGTTAGAATTTGAAAAAACATTAACCCCAGAGCAGATAGAAAACCTGCGCAATCAATTTGCAGAGCATTATCAAGGTACAAAGAATTCTGGAAAGCCTTTAATTTTAGAGTCTGGAATGTCTTATAGTGCTGTAGGCATGACCGCTAGAGATTCGCAATTTATAGAGTCTCGAAAATTTCAAATAACAGAAATTGCTCGTTGGTATCGAGTCCCTCCGCACATGCTTGCAGAGCTATCAGCAGCAACTTTTTCTAACATTGAGCATCAATCAATAGATTTTGTTGTTCACACTATCCGGCCTTGGCTAGTAAGGCTGGAGCAGACGATTTGGCGCGATTTACTCACGCAGTCAGAGAAGCAGCGTCTATACGCCTCGCACACCGTAGAGGGGCTTTTACGCGGCGATACAGCAACGCGATATGAGGCTTACGGCAAAGGCATCACTGATGGCTGGATTAATCGTAACGAAGCCAGAGCCAAAGAGAATCTTCCGAGTATTGAAGGACTCGATGAGTTTATTCTTCCGCTTAATATGGCAAGTCAATCAGAGCGGGAGCAATCATTGACAGATAGCGCGGCTATGAATATGGCTAGCAAGGAAATAAAGGCGCTGCAGCTTGAAGCCGATAGAATGACTCCTTCCGAATTTATGAATTGGCTTCCTTCATTCTATCTCCGCCATAAGGAAAATTTGTCGGAAAACATGGCTACAAGCCCGGATAAATTCAGAAATTATATTGATAAAAGAATATCAGATTTTGAGGCTGACCCAGCGTTTGCAATGCAAGACGTACAGCGTAACGCAAAACAACAAATTAAAGGCGTAATTTATGAATGAAATATTGATATATAGCGATATCGGTGAAAACTATGCCGGTGATGGAGCGACAGCAAGCGTTATAAAATCTCAGCTAGAAGAGTTTAAAGGCGATGTTACCGTTAGAATTAACAGCGGTGGTGGCGATGTTTTTGAAGGTTTCGCAATTTATAACCTGCTGACTCAGCATGAGGGGAAAACAAAAGTAATAATTGACGGTTTAGCGGCATCTGCTGCTTCAGTTATCGCGATGGCTGGTGATGAGGTTGTTATGGCTGAAAACTCGCTGATGATGATACATGATCCTTGGACAATGGCCCTCGGTGATGCCGAAGATATGCGGGCTACTGCTTCTCTGCTCGATAAAATTAAAGACTCCATCGTAACCACTTATAAGAATAAAACGGGCATTGATTCAGAGACAATATCGTCAATGATGAAAGAAGAAACATGGCTAAACTCCAGCGAAGCGATAGGGCAGGGATTTGCAACGATAACCGCAGAAGCAACGAAGTCTATATCTAACACTGCAAAACCTTGGATAAAAAACGCGCCAAAGCCTAGCGATTTGGCCACGATTCCAGAAATAGAAGAAGAAATCACCGAAGATATTATTGCGACAGAAACGGCATGGAGACTAGCAGCCAACAAGCGCAAAATCTCTATTCTTGAACGCGAAACATCGTTCAAAGGTGATATTTGAATAACAGGGTGAGTTAAATGCTCAAAATGCAGTGTTAATTTACCCTAAAGAATAAGGCAGCCGCCTTAGCATTTTAGCAGCCGCGACGATGCACAAACTGACCGCTTAATTGCGGTTTTTTTTCGACCAAAAAATGTAAATCGATAACCGCTTAGGCGGTTTTTTTACGTCTATTAAACGAGTAATTATTATGGATATCAACGATATTTTGCAAAAACGCGGCGAAGTTGTCGCACAAATGAAGCACCTGAACGATTCTGTAGAAAAAGAAGGGCGGGATTTTTCAAGCGAAGAACAAACTAAGTTTGACGCGATGGATAAAGACCAGATCGAGCTAAAAAATCGATCTGACCGCATGGCAAAGACTGAAGAGCTTTTTAGTGCTTCCGCGCATATATCAAGCGAGCCAGTTAGAGCTAGCGTAGGATCGAAGTTTGTTAATCCTTACAGCACCGAAGATTATGCTAACAGCTTTAATAGCTACGCTCGAAAAGGTAAATCTGTCCTCGACGCGTCAGTTTTAAACGCTTTACAGGTCGGCACTGATTCCGAAGGTGGTTATATTGTTCCTGAAGAATTCGATACGCAGTTAATCCAAACGCTTTTGGACTATAACGAAATTCGACAGTATGCCAATGTAATTACTACAGCTTCGGATCGAAATATTCCGGTTGAAGCTAGTAAAGGCGTTGCAACTTGGACAGCAGAAGAAGCCGCGTACACTGAAAGCGACGCTGCTTTTGGAACACTGGTTTTGGGCGCGCACAAGCTATCTCGAATTATTAAAGTCTCCGAAGAATTACTTCAGGATGCTTTTTTTAATGTTGAAGGTTATCTGGCGGCAAACTTTGGTGAGACCTTCGGTACTGCTGAAGAATTAGCCTTTGTTGCTGGTAATGGTTCTGGCAAGCCGTCCGGTATTGTTTATGGTGCTTCGGCCGGAATTACTGCGTCAGGAGCAGCCGCGATTACCTCTGACGAGCTTATTGATCTTTATCACAGTTTAACGCGCCCTTATCGCGCCAACGCTGTTTTCTTGATTAATGACTCAACAGCGAAAATGGTTAGAAAGCTCAAGGACTCCGACGGTCAGTACTTGTGGCAACAAGGTCTGCAAGCAGGCCAGCCAGATTTGATACTGGGCCGCCCTGTCGTTTGTTCTGAAGCAATGCCAGCTGCAACTACTGGTCAACGTTCAGTAATTTTTGGTGATATGCGTAATTATACTATTGCTGATCGAACTGGCTCAGTAATTCAGCGCCTTAATGAGCTTTATGCCGCAAATGGGCAAATCGGCTTCAGAATGTACAAGCGCACAGAGGGTAAAGTTACAAACTCTGCTGGCCTAAAAGCATTAACTCAAGCCTAACTATAGGAAGGGGGCTGGCAACAGCCCTCTATTTAATATGATTAAATTATTAACGAGTATCGCGGGATCTGATTTTTCCTATCAAGTTGGCGAAGTTGTAACGCTTGATAAAGAATACGAAATTCGATTAATCGCTAGCGGTCAAGCAGAAGCAGTTATTAAACCAGCACCAAAGAAAAAGGCCGTAAAATGAAGAGGCGCATCACAACAAAACCCGTTCTAAATTGCGTGTCGGTTAGTGATGCGAAGACTTTGTTAATTATCGAGGGGTCTGAAGACGATGCTTTTTTATTATCTCTAATTGAGCAGGCAGAATCTTATGCGCAGCGTTATATGAATCGGCCAATAATGGCGCAAACATATACCTATTATTTTGATGGATTTGATTCTGTTCTTCGTCTTTATACCGAAGGAGTTAATAGCGTTACATTAAAATATGACGATATAAACGGCTCCGAGCAAACTTTAAGTGCCGAAGATTATTATTTTGATCAGTACAGCTACCCTTCACTCATAGAATTTCCAGCGGGATGGCCTTTAGTAAGTGATCGGCCAAATTCTATTAGAGTAGAGGTAATAAGTGGCTACGCTACATCACAAGACGTACCCGACGGAATAAAAACCGGCGTATTGTTGATGGTCGGCCATCTTTATAATAACCGGGAGGGGTCGAGCGATAGAAAAGTGAACCTAGTTCCACTTGGCATTAGCTCATTTTTAGATCAATACAGGGTTTTCGGATGAAAGCTGGGAACTTACGTCATAGGGTTAGAATTGAATATCCCGGTATTGCAAAAGACGACTTTGGGCAAACAGTTTCTACTTGGGAATTAGTTGCAGAGCGTCGATGTGAAATCACTGGATTTGCTGGCGGTGAAGAGTATTCGTCTAGTGCAGAAATTGCAGAATCTACGCACAAAATACTGATGCGATATGACAGCATAAGCGCGACGATTACTAGTAAATACAGGCTTGTATATTCGTCGCTTATTTTTGAAGTTACAGCGCCTCCTGAGAATGTGGGCATGAAAAATAAAGAAATAAAGTTTATTTGTAAAGTTGTCGAATGATCGAATCTGAAATAGAAATATTAGGGTTGGAAGAATTAGAGACAGCTTTGCTCGGTTTAGGGTCTGAACTTGGTGCTAAGACTTTAAAAACAGCGTTGCGAGATGCAGCGAAACCCATACATCAAAAAATAAAGCAAAACGCGCCAGTAAGCCCGGCCGATTCGCAAACAAAAGTTAAAGATCTAAAGTCTTTATCAAAAAGAGGCAAATCTTTACAAGTTGGGTCTGGCATGTTGAAAGATCGAGTAAAAATTCGATCAAGAATGAATAAAACTAACGGCAGAAACAGGCGCGGCTTTAAAGATGATGATGTAGCTATTGTTTCTGTTGGAGTCCATCGAGCTTATTACGCTTATTTTATCGAATATGGCACATCTCGCAGAGTCGCTAAACCATTTGTCCGGCC